CCTCTTCTATAACATCCGCTAATTCATTGGGCGTTAGTTCAGCGGTTATATCCGCAGCTTTACCTAAAATATGTTGGCTGGTAGAATTGCTGCCGATGCTTTCGTTGTGACTTTCACACCTATATGCGCTGTTAATATGTATAGAGCCATATATATCTCTTAAGATTTGCAATTGATCTGACAGCTTAAATATATTTTCCATTACATTGCGAGGCATTTCACAGCCGCACTTGCACTGGAACTCTTCTAATTTAAAGTTATCAGTTAATATCATTTTTTCTTTTTTAAGGTCGCCCATTTTGAAATAGTATAACCTATGGTTATTAATAGTAATATAATCTTTAGCCAGTCTTCTATACCTGTAAAAGTGGTTACTCCTAAAGTGCTGCCGTTTATTATGTATAGTTTTATTTCGTTTATGCTCATGCTTTATTTTTTTACATTACCCCTTTTCTACTACGTGGCTTATAGTTTTTTTCCCACTCTTCCGTATTGATAGCACGATTTTCTATTTTAGCCGCTCTTTTTAATAACCTATCAGCTTTCCTATCTCTTCCTTCGTCAACCGCTTTTTTCCCTTTAGCAGCTACTTTTTCTGCTCTAGCGAATTTTCTTGTAGAACGTTTGTTGTGCATTTGTTTAGCAGGAGAAGGATTGCGTTCAGGCACTGCGCCGCCGCTACCGTCTGCGTTCATAGATATTTCCATTCCTTTAGGCGATGATAAACCACATCTTGCTTTGGATACTCTAGTTGTTATTGGTAAGTTCATAGTTATTTATTTTTGTTAGCTTCTATTTCTATTTTTTGCATTTTTAGTTCTTCAGCAAGGGCTATTGAATCTTTTTTCTTTTTGTTTTTAGCTCTTGTATTCCTAGATTTTATTTTTCTTTTTTCTTTCTTAATAAAATCCTCTATATCTCTTTCATCTTGCGTCAATTTAGATCTTCTATCTTTCTCCTTCATTTCCTTAAGAAGCTTTTCCTGCTTTCTTTTTTCTTTTCTTTCTTCTTCCTTACGTTCTTTGTTTTCTGATTTAATTTTAAACTCTAGCATATCGTTTTCTTCGTTCTTAGCACCAACATTCCAGGTTTTCCAACCTAATGCTAAAGCTATTCTTTGCCATGCAGTGTTTCTAGAATCCAACGCCTCCGTAATGGAATTAACCTCGTCCACTACTCTAGCCATTGGTACATTAGTAAGGCCCTCTACAAGATTACCTGCGGAATTCCATCTTGGACTTAAATTAAATTTGCCGTCTATAGTAACATCCCAGCCCCTTTCGCTTATAACTTCTTTGTCGAATCTTTCACCTTTAGCAAAGTTTACAATTTTTCTAGCTTTAGATCCTACAGCAGGTGATACATTAAGCAAAGCTATAAGTGTTTTAGAATCATCTGCTAGGAATCCTCGATCTTTTTGCTTTTGATATTCTATTATAGCGTTCTTTAAAATAGATACAACTGCCCCAGGTAAACCAAAACCTCCTTTAAGAGTTGTGTCAACCATTGAATTTACAACCCCAAAAATCTTTTTCTCTGTTCTTTCCTCCATTGTTAGGCTGCCTTCCTCATCTTCGTCGTCGTTAAATCCTGGGATAAGAGCAAACATAGCCGCTTGAAGCGCAGAGAAAATAGCATTCTGTATAGTTCCGTAGTATATTATTTTGCTAAAGTTTGTAAAATCACTTTGAGCTTGAGTCATACCCGGCTCTCTTCTTCTATTGTATATATTTTGAGCAGACTTCTTAATTGATCTATTTAATTGTATAGGCGTATTCATAAAGTTTAATACGATTCTACCTAAAGAGCTAGACTGATCAGAGGATATTAATGCTGGATCTCCTGATTGCTGTGTTTCATCTGAAATAGGAATAAAATCTTTAAAGGCCTTATCTTCTGCTTGCTTTCGCGTGTATTTAGGCTTGCCGTCTGCGTCCTTTTGGTTTAAGTAAGTGTTGACTCTATTTCTATAGAATGTAGCGCCACCCGCGGCTATGGCAAAACTATCCACCATTTGAGTAGGGGTAAATCCTATTTTAAGTAAATAGTTTAACGCGGCTGTGGCTTTGTCGGTAGCACCTGTAACCGCGCTAGCAAGTTCCGCTGCGTTAACGTCCGTCTTTAATCCTGACCTTCTTTGCTTTAGCTTAGGCGAATTAAATATCATTGCAAAATCAGTCCAATATTGCTTTTGGTCTGCAAATGCGGCGGCTGCTTTCATAGGATTATTATCACTCCAGTTTATAAAGTTTACCGTAGATAGCAGTTGCAATAACGCGGATCTTCTATTAAAGAACATAATAGCTCCAATTGAATTGTTTAACCAATTGTTCCATATTTGCTCATTCTTTTTCATACCAGCAGCTCTGTTTACACCGTTTTTCATACGGTATAATATATCCTCAATAGCTTCTCTATGAGCTTTGCCGTAAATAGCTTCTATTTTGTTTAGGTTGTTTTCGCTAAATATTAGATCGGAATTGTCTATGAATTCTTTAAGGTATTCTTTTCTACCTGTTTTTTCTGTAAAGTTATTAATATCAGATAATATAGTTTGCACAGACCAATATTCAGACGGCTTAGACCATTCTTTTTTCTGAGCTACTTGAAGCGCTCCATTCGCGTAAGCCATTAACTGTGCGTCTCCCTGAACAAACCTAACAAGCTCTCTCTCTTGCTTTCTAGTAAGCCCTGGTATTTCATGCCCTGCTTTATTCCAAAGGTACACACGCAACGCCTGATCATGTGTATATGCCATGCCAGGTACTTTCTTACCTAACTTTTTTAATACGGGTTTGTATTGCTTATTTAGCGCTGCAAATCCGTTCTTAAGAGATTGCTTTACTATATCTATTTCGTTTATTGCTCTCCAGTACGGAGTAACTAAAGCGTCTTGAAAAAACTTTTGATCAGCATCCCCTTGTCTTCCCCTACCAGCAAATGTGTATTCCGTTAAGCCTCTAAAATCATCAAGTGACGATGGCATCCAATATTTCCATCTGCCTTTGTTTCTACCTAGTATTTCGCCTTCAACCCTAGTTAATCTTTTTCTAGATTTTATACCAGAGGCTCTTTCAAGCATGTCATTAAAGTTTTTATTTAACTGTCTGCTAAACTTAACTCTAGATCTTTGTGTGGGTCCTTTAACATCAAACGTGTTAAGTATATCTCTTACAGCTTTAGGTTGATTTTTAAAATCTACTATAGACAATTCCGTTTGCCCTTTAACGCCTTTACCTTTAAGCGCTTTACCTACAGCTTTAACATTACCCATGTGATCGTCAGCAAAGTAAAAATCATTATAACCTTCGGCTATTTTGCCAACCATCCAGTCAGCTTTAGCTTTAGGTGATCCATTACCTAAGCCTGTAATGTTCTCTATAGGTATGTTTAAGCCTTCCGACTTTAAAAATTCATGTATTGCTCTGGCTGAATTTGCCGGCCTTGCTGTTAAAACAAATATATCTTTATTAGTATACTTACCTTCTTTCTTTTGAGCTTCGCTAAATAGCGGGCCTAACTCGCCCTTCATTACTTTACTAAATTCGCTGAAGTCAAACTCAGCGCCTTGCTCAAGCATAGCTTCGGACTTAGCGGCAAATTCAGCTGCGTTTAGCTTGCCTTGTTTTACAGCTACCGCAGATCCTTGTACGATTCCTTCATTACGTTGATTATAATCCGCAGATCCTATTAATTTTTTTGTGCTATTAAAAGGAATAACAGCTTCTGCCATCAGACTCTTCTTGCCAGGATTATAACTAGGCCCCTCTTTATAAATTATGGAATCAAACCCTTCGCTTTTTAAGATGTTTAAATACTCTTTATTTCTTTCAGAAATAGATATATCTTTATTTTTAACAGTACTTTTAATGTCATTTAAAAGATCCTGGTAGGTCTTAAATTGCTTAGGATTATTAGCAGATATAGATACAGCTGCAACTGTTCCCGTGTTATCTTTTCTGTTTCTATGATCTATAAAAGACTTTGCATTATCTAAACTTTTTGTATAATGCTTGCCCAGCCCTTGCATTTGAACACTAAATGAGGATGCTCCTTCTGGAAAATCTTTAACTATTTCTTTATTTACAAATTTTTGGTCTACTACCGCAGAGGTACCGTGATAGTATACTTTTTCTTGGTTAGATAAATTACTAAATTCTTTTTCTGTAACTTTAGACGGGTTGCCAGGCATAACGTATAGCACATTACTTTTTGTTCGAGCTAGCGTGTCGTCGAAGTCGAATACACTAATGCCTTTAGGGTTCTTAGAAAATTTAATGCTCGCCGCGTTATTTATAGCTTTTTGCCCGTTAATATTTTTTGTGTATGTGGGACCGCTTAAGTTTTTTGAAAATTTGGAATAGTTTTTTACTATTTCATCAGCTTTAGCTTCATCTAAATCACTTAGCTCTTGCAAATCTAGTACATTATTTTTTGTAAACCCCGGGTGTAGGATAGTCATTCGATCGGTAAACATCCTTGTGTCCCCTGGATTTTTCTCTTTTAACGCTCCCGCTACAGGAAATGTTGATTGGCTAACCGCATCAATAGATTTAGCTATATCTTTTGGAAGTATTGTTATTTGGCTCTTATCAATAATACTTTGTACAGCTGCTTTTGATACACCTCTGCCCATTATGTAATTAGACGCGGCAATTAGCAATTGCTTAGTAGGTGTACCGTGCTCAAATGTATAATCTTCTGCTGTTATCCCATCGCCTTTGTAAAAGGATCTAAGCTTTGCTAAAGTTTTAGCGGCGGTACGCATACTCTTTCCTTGAGAACCCATTATAATAGCAGCGGCTAAAGGGGTAACGCCGTCATTTTCTAAACTCACTAGCTTTTTAAGCTGCTCTACCATCTCCATAAATTGAATAGCACTTTTTTCGCTTAAGTCAAATCTATCTTTAAATTTAACGCCGTAACCTGTGCCGGCAATAAGTTTTCTAAAATCGGACGCATTGGCTTCCTGCACAAGCACGGAAGTAGTTTTAATTTTATTTTTGCTGTTTTTAGATTCTTTAGAGAAAAAAGTAAACCCTTTTCCATTTTTATTTTCTACGAGCTCTAATCCTGACTCTTTAATAGCAGCGTCTATTTTTGTATTTTCCTCTTGTAGTTTCTTGACAAAACTCATGAACCCTGCATTAGTGCCGTATATGCTTTGACCGGTACCCGTGGTTAAACCTGGCTGGAACATGCGTATAAAAGCGTTTACTCCCCCTACGTTGCCCTTGCTTTCTATGAGACTGAGAAAAAGATTTTTAAGGCCTAAATCAACTTCTATCTTTGCAGTTTCTGAAAGATTAGCAAAAGAAATATCTTTAGCATTTTCGTTAAATATATTTGCTATATCCCCAGCCGCACTATCAACTACAGCGTTTAGGTAAGTTGTTAAATCTGTATTACCTGCATCATAAAATTTTAAATATTGTTCTATTGACTTGTCGGTTACAGACTTGTTATTAAACATACCCATCACATGTAGGTCAACCAATCTTTGCCAAAGCGTATTTAATTCTGGATAATCCGCTCTTAATTCTTTTAATTTTTCTGGATTACTAAAATCTCCTTGTGCTAATTCATTTTTAAAATTAGCTTTTAAGTAACCAGTAAGGTCTTTACGAGCCTTTTCTAACGCACTATTTTTAGTACCAATACTAAACTTAACGTTACCTCTATCGGCATCGTTTTGTATTTGCTCTACTAAATTATCAGCAATAACAGCACCCAGCATTTCTTGATTAGCTTCAAAGGCTTCGCTTATTTCACTAGCTGGATTTACTATTTCAGAAGTAAATATTTCAAATGAAATTTCTTCAGCCATAGCTTTAGCTAATGCTTCTTTTCTACCCCTTATAGGGTTACCAGTTTCGTCTAGAAATTGAGCTAAATAGGCGTCATCATCAATAACTTCGTCTACATTCTTGTAATTGACTATGTTTGGATGTCTTCTTACAAGCGAAGCTCCTGACGTTCTACCTGCATCATCGGTGCTTGTTTTTTCCCTATCTATTTTTTTACCAACCCACGCTGGATATGAAACCCATTTACCGTCTACTTTCTTTTGTATTGCTTGAGGTATTCCACCTTGACCATCTTTACCCATTAACCAGGTTGTGGTCATGTTTTGTAACGTTGCCTTTTTAGTCCTAAGTAAAAACTTTCTAAGCTTACCGTCTTTCTTGCCACCCATAGCTGTTTTAAGATCTATATCGGCTTGCTTACCCATTTCAAATTGTATCTCTGCCATGAGCGGAGTTACAGTACGATTGTTAGATATAGCGGCATCCATTCTGGATTTTAAAGTACGAAGTACCGTTTTTAACTTAGCTTTTATAGCCTTTATTACTTCACCTGATACTACACCCGCGTCTGTTAAGCTTCTGTATTTAGGCTTTTCTTTTACTTCGTTTGAACTTTCTTCTGCTGTAATGTTCTTAGCCGCTGTTACGTCTTCCGTAAAAGCGTTTTCAGTCACTCTACCGGTCTTTAACGCACCTCTCATCCTATTACTTAGTTGAGCCATTGTATAGCCGAACAGGGAGTCGTTTTTAGCAGGGTCAAATTTCTTTATATAAGGTATAAGACTGGCTATGGTTTCGCTAACCATGTTATCCATTTCAAACCCCGGAAGATTTGTAAGATTAACTATATTGTTACCTGCTGTTTTAAATGCTTTTGCTTTAGATCGGATCATTCCGTCTAACGTTTCGTATATAACAGGGTCATTTGCGTCAAATCCTTCAGGATTATTACCTACAGCATCTAATTTCTTTTTAGATTTTGCGGTAACATCGCTTAATTTTTGCTCGTCTTTCTTAGATGCTTGAGGCGCGTCAATATCGGATTCTTTTTTAGCTTTGGGCTTAGCCTTAGGCTTTGCTTTAACCTCTACCTTAGGTGGATTTTCGATGTTCTCGTATTCCTCCTCGAGCTTTGCAATTCTTTTGTCATGGGTATCCTGATCTATAAAGCCTTGCATTAGCTCATCGCTTATTTCGCCAATCTCCTCGTCAATAGCTTCCATTCTGTTTTCTTCCGCTTCGGTAAGCTTACGGCTAAGCTTCGTAGTACCTTCCTCTTCGTCATCAATAATGTTTAAGCTTTTGCCTTTTATAGCTTTTTTAGTCCAACTAGAAACAAACTGGAATATAGAGTTAGCATCGTCTAACTTAAAGTACATAGAGGCATCTCCATTTAAGAAACGCATTATAGAATTTATGCCTGTTTTTATTTCATATACTTTATTATATGAGCTTTTTGGTAAAGCGCCTATGTTGGTTAAATCCGCTACTAGCTGTATCAGCTCGTCCGCATCTATCCCGTTGGTGTCAGTGTAATAGTCCTTCTTATACCCCTTTACTCTCTTGTTGAAAATATCAAAAACTTCTTTTGAAATAGTGCCAGCTTCTCTTAGCGCCGTAACCTCAGCTATTATGCCCTCCACCATTTTTTTGCCATCGCCTACAACCCTGTCGTTTTTAATAATACCCGCGTTTCGGGTTTGTATATGCCCAAGTTCATGAAGAGGGGACATGGCGGCAATTCTACCGTTATATCTATCTTGTGTAAGAGCACTTGCTATTATGTTTTCTTTAAATAAGACTATCTCATTAGAGGTTTTGCCTTGAACGGTTGGGTTTGCCGCGTTACTCCTGTCTGCGTATCCTTTTCTAAGGCTATTTTTTTCTTCTTCGTTAAACTTGTCTTTTTCGTTGCCTTTCTCGTCTTCGACTTTTTGATTAACATATTCTTCTAATTGCTCAGCACTATTAATTTCAGTAGAGTTTACATTGTCTTGTCCTTTAATTATGTTTTTTGAGTAAAAATATAGTTCCACGTTTGCGGCAGCTTCTACTTTATTGCCTGGGCCGTCTATATCTTTAAGAATATCTTGAATTTCCTGATCTTTTTTGTCAAATACGGATTCTCTTTCTCCTTTTATTCTTGTTAACTCCTCGTTTAGCCTATCCATCTCTTTATTAGACCAGCTACTCACGTCTCCGGAAGCTCCTAGCGCAGCAGCTTCTTTTTCTAATAATCTTATTTCTCTATTAGCCTCGGTTATGGCTTCAAATTCCTGGGGAGTTAAATCATTAATTTTTAATACGATGTTTGTATTTTCTAAAGCTAATTCTTTTAATGCTACTTTTCTTCTTTTTTCTAGAATGCTTTTGGCATCCGCGGTTAGCTGACCAGAATTCAATTCTTTTTGTATCTCTAGTATTTCTGTTCTAAGCTTAGCTTCTTTTTTTGCTTCCCTAGAATTTCTAAACTCGCTAGCAATTGCTGAGTATATATTTTGACTAGCCATAGGTCCCCCTATAGCGAAACTAGTAATCATAGTGTTTGCCGCAAAGTCTTTGTCTAATCCTTCGAATAAATTTTTATCTTCGCCAAGTATAACTATATCTGAAAAATTCTGCCCAACTAAAGTAAACCCTTCCTCTAAATATTCAATACCGCCTCCTATGCCAACGGCTGTAGTAGCACCAACGGTTTTTGACAAGGCTCTAGCCATACTTCTGTTCATTACTTGTCTAAACTGATTGTAACCTATTGCTCTGGAGTATTTTTGAAAGTTATTTATAAACCCTAATGTACCAAATCTTTCAGCAATAGAGGCAGTACCTCCATAAACCAAGCTGCTAAAAGACTTTTGCACTTGTGACATATTAAGCAAATCCTCTTGATCTGCTAATATTTTTTTTAGTTCGCTTATTTCCGTGGGATCGTCTGTTTCTAGCAGCGCTTGTGTTATTTCTTCTTTTATTTTCGCGGCTTCTCTTTGAGCTATTTCTAGGTTTGCCATTTGCCCTCCTGCTTCCATGGTGAAGAATACACTAGTTGCTATATTAGTTGTACCCTTGTTCCAAGCGGCTGCAGTCATGGCAGTACCTAAGTTTTGCACTCCAGATTTACCGGCTGCTTTAGTCAAGGCTGACCTTACAACATTTTTGGCTACCATTCTACCGCCAATATTAACTAAGCCAGCGCTTCCGCTAGTTGCTAAAGCTACTAATATAGAGGGTGAGTTGTCTACCATCACCATACCTAAGTAATCAGATGTGCTTAATCCCTTATTATCCAGCGAAGCTCTAAACAACTTTTCTTCATTTCTAGCTTGTAGCCTTTGATTGTAATCTATAGCAGCACCTTTGTCCGCTACAAGATCCCCATACCATTGTGATTCAAGTATTCTTTGCTCAGCTAAATCAGCGTTAATGTCATTAGAAGAATATGCCCTAGCAATAGCGATAGGCACGTCTCCTAATAAAAACTTTTTAGTGGAAGCCCCTAACATAGCGCCGCTGCCTAAAAAAGAATTCTCCATAACCATGGCCATTCTATCGTCAAGCTCATAGGTTTTATATGCTGCTTCTTGCGCTATTTTAAATTTACTTAATTGCCCTGCTCTTTTTGTTATTCTATCAGACTCCGCCATCATTACCTGACGTTGTTGATCTAAATTATTCCATTCGGCAGACATAGCGGCATTACCCTCTCTGAAAGTTTTAGCGTATTGATTTTGTAAAAGCTGTCTATATTCAGGATCGTCTGTATTATTGAAGTTTTCTTCAATATTACCAAGCAAGTAATCGTAGTCTGCTTTAATTTCTTCTAATGGAGCGGCTCCTCTTTCAGTGTAATCATTAAGCTGCTGATCTAGCTTTTTGTACCTTTCTTGTATTTCCGCTTCCGAACTTGCTTGATATTCTTTTAGTGCGTTGTTTAATCGTTCTTCTGAAGCCTCTTCATTGTAAGGAATGTATGTTCTACCTTGTATAGTTTCTTTAGAAGTTAACGGACGTCCAAACTTAGCTTCAAAATCAGCGTTGTCTTTTTTCCTAATAGCATCTTCTCTTCTATTTTTTTGTACTATTTCTAAAGCTTCGAGATTTCCTTCATTAGCTTCAACCTCTGCGGCTAGCTTAAATTGCTCGTTTTCAGGAATATCATTGTTTATCATGTAGTTAGAAGAAGCTTCTTTCTTTTGCTTCATAACCACATCGATAATTTTGTTTTCATCAATTTCAGACAAATCCATATACTTATGTATATTTTCTTTTGTCAATTCCTCATTTACCGAATTTGCCTTTTCTTGAATACGTTTCCATGAGTTATATTTTGCTTCCCCTAAATAATTTTTTAAATCATCTTCATAGGAATTAACAAATATAGCTTTGTCTCCTTCCATATAATACGGACTGCCCTCTACGTCATTTGGATTATCAGGCACGAAGTTGCCAGACTCATCTTTAGAAACGCGATACGTAGGCATATCAACTTTCAAGCTATAGTCTTTCTTCCTATCTCTCCATTGGGTTGTAAGGTTAAATTCTGATATTCCTACTTCATTTTTAACCGCGGGAGATTTTCGGGTTACATTATCTATATCCCTACTAAGAGCCTCCGCTTGCGGACTTGGCAATTCCGGCTGCTCGTATTTTGTTTGTATCGGTGCATTATATAGCTTTGCATATTCTTCAAAAGTTTCAGGGTACAACTGTCCATTAGAGCTTTCTTTTCCTGCAAAATCTCTTTTGTATAAATCGCTTCTAACTTCTTGTCCTCCTTTGAATTTTATATACTCTATTTTTTTAGGCTTTCTTTCTAAGTCACCTTCAAATTCAATTTTTACGGGCTGTTCTTGTTCCTCCAATGAACCATTTTCCAAGTTGGAATCCCCATTTGATGCTTGACTTGTCTCCGGAGTTACAGACGCATCGGTCTCCGCATCTCCGTTCTGAAAATTTTCAGTAGGTGGTGTTTCTTCAACGAGTACCGCGCCTGGGTATTTAGCTAAAAAGATTTCTATATTTTCCTCTTTAACATTTTTAAACCCTACATCGCCGTTTATAATTACTTTATATCTAGGCATAGTTATTTTTGTTTAATTATTATTTAATTTAATTATAAGTTTTCGTACTTTTCGTAAGTTTTGTAATCAACTGTTCTGCGCGTACCGTCTTTAAAATACAAGTAATAAAGCTTTGTTCCATCGGCCTGCATGGCACCCTCCATACTACCATTTGCTTTTGTCCAATGATAAGGGCTTCTTTCATTTTCTTTGCTTTTCTTTTCATTGTAACCTTTGTTGGACACATCAACTCTTGCGTTGACTAACCTGGTTATTAACTCTTCTTTAATACTATTAATTTCGTCAAGAGGGTTTTCAGATTTTTTACTAGCATCCCATCTTTTTGCTAAGTCTGATGTAGGTACAATAGAGTCAAAGTCATATACCATAGACATTAAAGCATCGCGGCTTTCAAAGTCTTGCTCAAGTTCTTCTCTATACAATTTTTGTGAAACATCACTCATTCTTGCTTGCGCTGTATAAGCTGATTCATTGCCTTTTAGTAATTTATTACTTAGCACGTAATCCTTCATAACGGCTGGCTTACGAGTGTTATAATCAATCGTTTTTCCATCTATATTAAATCCTAAGTTACCTCCTGCTTGTATGTTAAACGCTGCATCTAATCGCTTATCGTTAACCCCATCGCCGTCTTTATCAAGAAAACCATACATAGCCATAGCCTCTCTTGTGTTTTCCGTAGGATTACCCGCAGATATGGTGCCGTCAAGCATTTCTTTTGCGAACTCCACTTTACCTTCTTTGTAGGACTTAAGCTGAGCGGCTAAATTAGTAAAGCTATTGTTAACCCCGTTCATTATGTCAACCTGTGCCATATACTCAGGGGAGGTTGTATCTGACATACCTGCCAAAGCTTTAGCGGCAGCCGCATACTTACCTCGCTCCGCTACTAGAAAAGAACGCATAGAAGCTGTTTCTGCCGGCGAAAACGAAGTAAAATCTATATCGGTTTTCATCCTGCTCATCAGTGTATTAACCTTACCCTGGTATTCTTTGTTTTTTAAAGCAGTTTTTGAGGGCCCTGACAATGCCCCGGGTAAAAACCCCTTGCCAAGCCCTTTCATCATTTCTGCTCCTACATCTACAAATTTCTTTGCAGCTACACCAGCCCCTGTTATTAATTGATTATTTGCCATAATTTATTTTATTACTGCATGAATTCCAATTTATCTGCGCCATACGCTGCCCCGGCTCCTACAATGCTTCCAACACCTCCTAATATAGATTGAGTTGCTGCATCTCTAGCTGCATTCGCTGCTCCTAATCTTTGCTGAGACATGCCAAACATTGTGTCCACCTTATCTTTTTCTGCCGCTCTAGAAGCGTATTCTCCTTGTATTTCTTGCTGCTGTAGTTGTCCAGCCATTTGCCTTTCAGCTCTTTGATTGCTAGCTTCTTGCCTACCTATATCTGCAGACGCTGCTTGCGCCGCATTACTTTGCGCTCCCGCTAATGATTGCGCTAAAGCCGCAATTCCAGATCCCCCGGCTGCACTCGATAAGTTATCCATCGTGTTAGCAAATCCTCCCGCTTGTTGCTGAGCTTGAAATTCAGCTGCTTGAGTATTGACCGTAAGGTCTTCCATGGTATTTTCCATGTTTTTGTTTAGGTTAGAGGTATCAGCCCCTTCCATTCTTGCTTTATTTCTATTAAACTCTGCTTGCGCTGCTTTTTGTTCCCTTTTTCTTTTGCCGCTGCCTATCATTCCCCCTACAATACTTGTAAGGCCTGACACAGCGCCACCTATCATACCTGGTGTTATCATATACCTTTATTTTATTATTATACTTTTATTATTACGTGTTATTTACTGCTTTCAAATATCTCAGATCCTACTAAGAATAGTTCAGCATAGTCTGTTGAATCATTTTTAAACTGGGCTTCGGCATAATAGCCTTTTAATCCGCTTGTGTTTACTAATGCTGTTTTGCTAAATAGTATAAAACTACTTGTTGTTAATTCAGTGTTAACTGTACCTACTAGCACTGGCTCTACGTCAACTGTCATTTTATTAATGGGTCTAAGTATTCCTTCTATAGTGCCCAGCTTTATTAAATTTGTGCCATTTGGATCATTAGTGTAATAAGCAGTGTCGCCAACTTGAACTGAGTCGTTTAGTGGGTGTGGAAATTGTAAAGTTATTGTTGGCATGATTATTGGTTTTGATTATTACAGATTGTACAAGTGGCAAATGTGCTAACTTGATTTTGAAATCCTTCGTCTATATAATATGTCGGTGTTTCCCCGGTCTCAAAAGAGTCTAAGGTGACGCAGTATTTAGCTCCTGTTGCGGAATTTTTTATTTGGACCACATCCCCAGCCGCATAAGGAACATTAACCAAACTACTTAGTTGACTTTGGTTTGTGCCTCCAGACCAGCCGTCAGCATTACTAACGTAATATTGGCCTGAGCCATTGCATAAATCAGCTAGCCATGCTCCACCATCCGACACGTATTGATCCAAATCTAAAGCACTGGACGTGTTGTTGATCCCTACGGATGCCACATTAACTGAAAGCGTTGATGTTATAATAGTAGGCACTGTTGAATTATCCACTACAAAACTAGAGCTAATTACATTAAAATCCCAACTTCCCGCAATAAGGCCTCCCTGATTTGTCCAATCTTCAGGGGGAGGTATAGAGTCAACTGTAAGAATACCTGTTGAGCTACCTGTAACTATAACGTTAAATGGAGAAGGTTGACTGGAGCCTGGTAAAAGCGTAATAGTAGTTGCGGCGTCCGGAGTTATATTAGAATTTGTACTAGTAAAAGCAAAGCTTAATGTAGAGTTAATATATTGATTCAGTGTAAATACAGAAGGCTGCCCTGTTAAACAAGGTACATAAGGGGCTACGGTACAAAAAGTGCTAGCTAAATCACCCGTTAAGGTTACTGTGTAGGTTGCATTTGCTATTGCCGCGGGAAACGTTACAGGCACAACAAAAGTTCCTGTGCTGTCCAGTGTACCTGAGGTATTGATTATCGTTGCTAAAGCATTAGACACTATATTTAATGCCCAGTTAGCACCTTCAACTCCATTTATAGTGAAGTTCGTTGTTTGTCCATTGATTTCTAGAGATTCCCCTGTTGGGAAAGAATAGGATGTTATTTTTACTAAGGGATTATATACTTGAACAGCATTAGCCGTTAAGCATATCTTATTACTGGTAGCATCGTTTAAAGGGAAAGTATACGTTACGGTAAATACTACGCCTATCAAATTACCGGATGCGTCATAAGTCTTTACGTCGGTAATAGTGTAGTCATTAGGATCACCTATAACAACTGCCAAAGTTGGGGCCGTAGGATAGTAATAAGTGGAGTTGGCTGTAACTTGGTATGTCGATGTTATTGCACCGGTACTTCCAATAGCGCCACATACACTATAAGCTACGTCAGCCCCTCCAGAAACAGGCACTTTTGTATTACTTACATCACATTGAGATATTACACCTGCAACGCATATCTTTTTTTCTACTGCAGATCCTTGGATACAAAGTGATATAAGCACGTCCGCGCTAGGCATTACCGACGGAGAATCGTATGTTATTATGCATGTAACTGTCCCGCTACCGGCATTGTTTAAAAATGATACGCTGCTCACATAAGTAGGCAAAGGCGTTATGGATGTAAAGTCAGCTGCGGTTACAGTATACCCAATGTTAGGCGTTATTAGCAAAGAAACAGATGGTTGCGCTATTGTCCAGTCAACCCCCGCTGTTTCATTAAAGCTTACTACGCTTACTGTGAAATTATTAAATGCCATAATATTTGTTTAAATTTCTAATAAATTTTTACGGAGTTGAGCAATTCGGGTCTGCTTGATTTTTTACCGTAAATACTGTCTGAGGAGGAACCGTTATAACGCTAGGATTACCTATACCTTGTACGTTAAACTCCTTGGTGTCTACATTAGTATTACAAGAACTTACATAAAAAGTATCCATGCCTTTTATGTAATTAAACTTCTTACCTTCTTTGTCTATAAATTCTTTTATTTGCCCTTCTTGTAAGTCCGTTACTATAGAATTCACATACCAGCCTTTTGTTTCTACAGAAGTATTAGGTGTTAAACCCTCCGCTTGTATCTGGGCTAGTGTATAAAGTCTTTCGCTGCCATTTAGTTTATACAAAAATTCTTTAGCATCGGTACCGCTGTAATTTAGTGTTTTATAACCTTTAACTACTGACGGCATCTCATTAAGGATAGTATTAAAAGAACTTTCATAATAGGGACCAACCAAAGCTGTGCCCGGTCCTACACCATAAAAAGTATTATACTCCGTGTTTAATCCATGCTCCCATATTCTACCATTTTTAAATGTGTAGTATATATTATTAAGGTAAGCAGCCGCCTCCGGTATATATGCTTTTCTTGAAGTAAACCCATTAACTTCCTCTTTGAAAGAAATTGTTGTGCTAGTCGTAGGTAATGTATTTATAAACTGATTACACAGAGGGTCTCTATTCAATCTATCAAATTCTCCTGCACCTAAAGTTTGCTGCCAATAAGGCGTTAAAGATACTAGTGTTATATTATAATTTCTTTTTCCAACATCCCACGATCCCAGTATTTTAGTGTTGATCGATAGGTTATCTGAAAAGAACGAGTGCATACCATAATCGGATAGATCAGTAATTCCATCACCTGAAAGTCTAAGCACTGCTCCTTTGTTCGCATCAGTATAATACATTCTAAAGCCAAACTCGGCGAATGATTCGGGATTAGTAGCTATACCAAATTCCCCTTGGAATGTTAATGTCTGCCCTAGCACTTCTGCATTAGAAGTTAAGTTAGTGCTCCCGTCAGCGTTAAATAAGGCGTCTTTCTTGGCCAATATCTTCATTGACTTGTTTTCGCACAAGGTAATTAAATCGGTGTCTCTGGTGTGTAATTTCTGTATGCTGCCGTACTCAGGATTTACATCCTTTGTGATATTCTCTGCTTGTATAAACTGGTTAAGATTATTTGTACTTGAAGCAGAATTAAATATTTGAGAAAATATAAGGCCCGTAGATCTTCTTTCTTCTTCGTACGGCTCATCTAGCGTAGCAGATGCTTTCACACCATCTCCTATTACAGGCTGGTTAAAGTCGTCTCTAATGCGATCTGACTCAACTCCGTTACCAAATGAGTAACAGTTAAACCAACTTAAGTTCTGAAGTTGACCAAATTGACTTATAGGATAAATATCTGGGGTTTCAAAATATATATCTAACTCAGCTGCTTCTTTAGGTTCTGTTTCAAATATAGCAGGGCTAGAGCTAGAAAAAGTATCATCATTTGGGTCTGATGCTAAAAACTCTATACCCACGTATGCAAGTGGATTAGTAAAATTATATGCTGGGCTGCTGCCTCCAATAATATTTTCAAGGGCGTCAGATGGATTCCACGCAAGCGCCGTTGAACCGCCTTCAAGCTGTTCAAAAGTAAGGGTCCACCTTGCGTATTGGTTTGTCTGCGCGTCCCAAGCATCATTTCCTGAAAAAGCGCCTGAGTTATTAGTACAGTCATAAGTAGTTCCAAGATCAAGCTGGCTATTGGTTACAACATAAACAGTCTCAGTGGGATCTTTTACGCCGTTGCCAATATCTACAAACCTAAACATAGTTCCTACTGTATTAAGCTGTTCCAGTAATCGAGGATTCCTGTCTACTATACCGTGAGCATGCCCATTGGTAGTGTTAGTTCTTCCGGCTCCGTACCCGGTTGCATCGGATATAACAATTTTACCCTCAACATTTGTACCCTGTCCCCTGCTTTCGCATTTAGGACTAAATCTATCAATAAATATCCTACCTGTTTGGCCTGTTGCATCAACCTGCGGCCAAGTTCCTCCTTCTTTCCAAAAGTTGCTGTTAAATTGACTAGCAAAACTAAAGTTCCAAAGCGGGGCGATAGCTTTTCTAATAAACGTATTGTTATTATTTCTAGCCGCTTGTATTTTTTGCCTTAATATATTGTCTGAGTTTACTTTAACAAAAAACCTTCCGGTAAATTCAGCTTTCTTAACGTCTGTTAAATCATATAGTGTTACTCCCGTGCCCTCTGGAACTTCTCCGTTAGAAACTGTAGCAAAATTTACATCTGGACCGAATGCAGGCGAAACTACCATTCTAACGAATGCTTGCGTCCCGTTAAGCGAAAAAGTAGATATTTTGTAATAATCACTCACTTGACCCGCTGTACCTGTTATTCTTAATTGTAAACCAGATTCAGTACGAGTTTCTGCTCCAAAAGCAGCGTCAAAGTCAGTTTTAAGGACTTGCACTTCGTTACCCCCTTCTACCGGCGTAGCTCCTTCCCCACCGCCAAAGTTGGTAATAAGATTTCCTTTGCCTAGTCTTTGTTGCGTTAAAAACAAAGGGGCTTCGTTTTCTATAGCTATCACTTTATATCTGCTTTTTTCAAAAACAGGTATATTGTTATCGTGTTCTTTTTTTAGTATCAGAAAAGTATCTTCGTCTACTTTATTTCTTTCTGCGGACGGAAATGAAAGCCATACATTACCATCTTCTGCATCATAAAACCTATCTAACGCTAGATTGTAATATTCTCTTGACGTTTCTTTTATGTAATACTTGTAATGTGTAAAATCAGCAAAGCCAGTTAAAGTTTTATATTTAGGTGGGTTGCCATTTAGGGTCACTCTTATGTTATTAGCCGCAGCAGAAGATGCCTTCTCTACTACTAATGAAGCGCTATTACTTGTAAATACAGGCGTGTTTCTGCCATACTCATCCATATAAACTACACCTATTTGATAAGTGCGTAATGTTTTAATTGAAGGAAAAACAGCATTACCTTCCGTATTGACGCTGCCTACAAAGGTAGTGTCGGAGGATATTGGTTTCGAATATAATCCTACAGACATATCTGTCTTGTAAGGCACTTTTGTAAAAGGCGAGCTTAACGTAAAATTTTGCACGTAATTGCCGTATATCAACCTATTAGCAGTTATTTCCTGCGCTAAAGTTCTACGTGGTACATTGTCGTAAGGTCTTAATAACTGATTACTTCTTATGACAGAAGTTATTATTTCAGTTTTTATTTCAAAAGTATTGTTTTGCCATGCTGTATCAGAAGGTTTGAAGCTATCAACAACGTATACATTAGGATTATTAGTTGCTTTGTAAAGCACTTCAACTTCGCTTACATCGGGTGGTAATGTGCTAGGTATAAAATTAGATATTGTTAACTGCCTAGTATTATTAGTCATGCCTAAGTTATACCCTTCTTTAGGAGAGTAATCAAATTCCCCAGGCAAAAAAGCAATATTTGAAAAAGAAGAGTAAGCAGATACTTGATTATTATTGTATTTCCATCTAGTAGCAAATCTAGCAAACTTAAATTCAAATAAAGGCTCTTGTTGTTCTAATATTACATTATAAGTTAAGGGGGTAATAATAGCACCCCCTGTAGTACTCGGCCCAACACTTAGCACTGTAACATTAGCCCCTGTTTGCGAAGCTCCTTCGTCAGGGGGTATTATACTAGCCACAGAACACCTTACTTCTGCAACTTCGCTACCTACTTCACCCTCATCTACAAGAGTTAGTATAAGTACATCTCCTTCTCTATAAAAAGGTAATGTTTGGCTTTGCTCCCAGGTTAATGTTTTTGCCGTGCCCGTAGGAACTGGAATTGCATTATTATTAGAATCCTCAGTCATAAAGGTGGCTGACGTAGTAGTGGCAATAACAACGGTATTTCCTGCGTCGTCTTCTCTAGCAACCGAGGACACGGATATTGTCGGCGGGTTTAACGGATACTTTTTTATTACCGTAGTATCTTGCTCAATAAAATCACGCCCATATACTTGCGAGTGCGTTAAAAAATCCGAGGTTGAATTAACCCAATCTTTTACGGTTATACTTTTGGGCTCAGTCTGGTTGTCTGTCCACATTAGTATACCTTCTAATATGTTTACACCGGTTATTAAATAATCTTTGCTAAAGCTTAGTATATCATTAGCATCGACTATTAATGGAGCTACAACTTTTGTAACGTCGTTATAGTAAGCAATAGCACTAACTTCATCACTAGATATAAACCAATATATATTATCCGTATTCCTATCAACAACGGAGCCTATGCAGACCGCATTTGTTAAATTAGATATATAAGCACTGCTCCACAGTGTTCTAGCTCCCGTAACGGGGTTATATGTTTTGTACGCTAATTCTAAGTTACCTTTTATGTTTTGAAAGGTACCAACCTGAGAGCTATCTGAAGCTGCAAGCTCTAAATTTAAGGCGTCTCTGTATTCTCCATTGGGAACAAGTCTCTCATCAAGATCCTTATTCATTTTACCGCTGGTAAACGTGTGTATTAATTCCGCCATATAATTTTAATGTTTAATCCATTTTGATTGATTTCTAAATACCTGCGCCATTAAGTCTGACTTAAGTTCTGATAATCTAATCTTGGCATTTCTTCTAGCAGCCGAAGCAGCTTTCTTAAATCTAGCAACTAAGTATTCTTGTACATTAGATCTTGTAGATAATATAGAATAAGCTATGTACTTTTCTATTGCATCCATTGCAAACTTATGAACAGTCATATCTTCTGCGCTACTTAATCCGTCGCTTATGTATTTTAATGTAACTATTCTCCCTCTTATATCTGAGCTAAATCTAATCATACCGTTTATACGGTCTATATAAAACGTACCGTTTGCTTGAGCATTTTCAGGATCTATACCATATCTACCTCCGTAAGCATATAATGCAAGTAAGTCTGGATTATTAGTTAAATCCCAGTTGCCACCTCCTGGTCCACCTAAAGGAAAATTACTATTAGCGTTCCATCTTTTTAATGTTTCTGATTGTGCCGCCAAAGGTATATTACCGTTGTTATCAAAAGTATATTCGTAATCGTCATCTTGTATAATAGCGTTTGGGTTACTTGTTAGGTCGGTTTTATATATTATTCTTTCTATACCTCGGCTATCTGTCCAAGACAGTTTTGTGTAATTAACATAATCTTGCGGTAACACCATATATAATCCGGGTGGTACTTCAATTTCTATTGATTTATCCTGAGGTAGTGTATCAAAGCTAAACTCCTGGATAGCTCGCTGTGCCCAATAGGCTACATCTGTTCTTTTTACTTTGGTTATTAGCTTATCTTGCCCAACATAGGCAACTATAAAGTTGTTTATAATATCACTTATACTGACAAATTGGTAATCACCGTAGTTTTCATCGCCACTATCCCATACGCCGTCGGGCCCTAAGTAGTATTCTTCTGGAGTTTGATTTATCAATGCCATATATTATGATTTTTCTTGTTGATTAGTTTGTGCGTTTATTTGACTTGCTACTTGATACATTCCTATATCTTTTACTACCAGCCCTGCAAATTCTAATATTTTTATTACTAATTCAGTTTCTTCTGAAGGATGCAACTCAAAGTCTGTAGACTCATTTGCATTATAAAGTGCTTCGCCGAAAACCATTTGGTAAGCCCATTGTACTTGAGCTGGCTCTTTTATATAATTACACCTTACATTGGTAGTTAATAAAGAATCTCCATAAACTTTGTAGCCATCTTCTGAAGCTACAAACACGGGTCTTGTATTTGTGGGTTTTGCGTAGGCCGACTGATTTATATACAGAAATTCATTAAAGTTTATTCTTTCTGCTTCTATCGGTGTTGTAGTGGTAACTACTGTATTGGGAACAGGATATAATGATTTACTAGTTGTAACATTGTTATAAACTATTGTACCTATTCTATAAAGGTCCGCAGGAGGCGACCAATGTTCGGTAGCTGCATTATAAGTCATATCTGCATCTACTTCAAATATATTTATTTTCTCATTAAGTAAGTTAAGCATATCAGAAAACTCGGTATCATTACCAGGTATTCTGCCAAACTGATTAATATCGTAAAAATATTGTTCGAATATATCTAACTGAGCTTGGTTAGCAAATAGATTAAATTCTTGAGGTGTTACATAACCTCTTTGTTCTTTGTTAAGTATTGCTAATACTCTCTGATAAACAGTATCTACGCTTACAGCCATAATTTGTTTTTTATTTTATATAGTTATAGGCCACCTTTCAGCAGCCTATTACTATAAAGGTGACTAGTTTAGTCTTTTCTCAATTGCCTTGTATACTTCCATACCTTCATCTGTTCTAAAGAAAGCAGATAAAGCAAAGTAAGGATGCTCGTCAAACGGCACTGTCATTATTTTTCTTCCGTTAGAACCGTAAGTAAACGTTCTTTGGTCTTGTGATAATGTTAGTATCCCTTGTTCAACAGCTTTTGCCCCGAAGCTCCTTAATTGTGTATTCTCATCTGTAGCTAATTGTAAGAATAAATTTGGATTCCTTTTAGCAAAAATTAATACATCTCTTTTAATTTCAGAAGATGAAAGCTCTGTTACTGTCGCTCCCATTTCAACGCGTAAAATAGCTTCTGCCTCTTCAACAGATAATGTTTTAGCAAGGTTCAATGCTTGTAATTCGAACTCAATCCAGTCAACCTCATTACTTGCTTGCTGAGCTGGTTTGTATTCTTCGTATATATTAGATTTTAAAGCTGGGTGATATAAAGATAATAATTTTTGTAGCGCAACATTTTCTTTCGGCACTCTAAGCACGCCGTCTCTAAACACGATGCGTCCCATAACTATTTGTCCCTTCTGCTCCTCTACAAAACAAGATCGCTGGTTAGTAGCGTATCTTAATTCTCTTTGGTATCCTAGCTCTTCGTCAAAATACAATAAACTTTTTTTCCTACTATGCGCTGTAGGTAATGTGAAAACAAGTGGTTTTGTTCTTGTTAATTCGTACAATCTATCTTTGATTACCCACTCGTCTTTTTTTGGCTCCTCTTTTTTAGGTGCTTCTACTTTTGGTTGTGTTACTTTTTCAACCACTTCCTGAGGTGCAACCTCAACTTTTTTTGCTGTAGCTTTCTTGTTAGCCATAATATAATATGATATAAATGTTAATAATGTATGACGATAGCCTATTACTATTTAATATAACTAGCTAATGTCACTAATAAAAGTAATAACTACCCCCGTAGATTCAACGAGGGTAATCATTACAATAAACTTATTATACTGTTCTTTTTAACAGTACAAAGTTGTTAGCTGCTTGAGTACACAAAGTTCTTTCCGATAGGAAGTGAACATTCATTGCATCCTCGTCACTTGTGTAGTTTCCACCAACTGATCCAGTTACCCAAGATTTCAAACGTCTGTCATCAGCTTCTGAAGCTCTATAACGGATGTGTAAGAATGGTCGTGAGATGTTCTGTCCTAATTGTTGGTCATATACAGTAGATGTTCCTGCTGGAACGATTACTCCAGATATATCTGTAATACCTCCACGAGTTGTAGAATCATTTAGATATTTCCAGTCAGTCTTATAGAAATCGTAAGATCCTCTACGGAATCCTGAGAATCCTAGGTTCAACGCCATTTCTTCTGAATTTTCGAATACACCGTAAGATGTTCCTCCTGTTCCGTAAGAATTTTGTTGCGCCAGCATATTATCAATGCTCAATGCAGTTTCGCGATCTAAGAACATCATGTTCTCTTCAATTGCTCCTTGCTTATCAAGCTCTTGTAATATAGTATCAAATGCTCCAAGTCCTGCAGTAGGAGAAGACGCACCGTCAAAATCAGCGTCGTTAAATACTAAACCTCTTGTTTCTAGTGCATCAAATAAACCTTGCATACCTGATATAGTTGCTCCAGAAGCATCAGTAATAGTACTTTGAGCATCAGTAGCTTCAACCATTGACATTTCTAAGTAATCTTCAAAACGAATACGAGACTCGTGTTCAGACTTTAAGTACCATAGGTATCCTCCAGTTCCAATTTCAGTAGTAACTTCAACCCATCCAATTTGAGCAACATCTGATCCGTTAACGGCATACTTGTCTCTTAGAATGATTGGTTTGTTACTGAAAGTTGTGAAAGAAGCGTCAACTGAATTACCAGCTAAACTAGATCCTTTTCCATACTCAGAACCATATACGAATGTACTAACACCTGTTTCTGTATGTAAACCAGTTGGCAATTGTCCATTGGCAGTATCATATACTACGATGTCGTATGTTACATTAGTTCCAACCTGAGGTGTAACGATTGCTTTTACGAAAGCTTTTGCCGTTATATTACCTTTAGCTAATACTATTGTCATGCCTGGCCCTAGTAAAGGCGCTTTACCGTCTGGCGATGTTGTTGCATCTGGTAAAGATATTGTTTGGTTCGCTGCAGCTTGAGTTGTTACATTATCATAAGCGATATGTAATCTTCCTTGCTCTGACCAAACTACTTGATCCGACGCCATAGGCATCTCAGCTCCGACCATACGTAAAAATCCTGTGATTGTTCTGTTCCCATAACGCTCGATTTCTTTTTCGTATACCTCAGGTAAAAATTGTTGTGTAAAATCCATGTCCGCTAAAGATAGGTAGTTGTCTCCAAACAAACCTTTTACCGGGCGTGGTGTTAAGTGCGCTAAATTGGCTAATGTAGCCGGCGCGGTTGCAAATCCTGCCATAATTTTTCTTATTTAATGTGTCTAAATGTTTTAATTTTCAATTTTGAATCACTTCCCCCAGAATCAACAGATCTTACTGCCCATCCATTCGATGTTTTAACGTCTTCATGAACGCCTCTAGCGCCCATTTGTATGTTTTTCGAATTGGACATACTTGTTTTCATTGCATCGGCCTTGCCTTGCTCATAAAAATGATTTGCAATAGAATCTGCATTCATAGCTGTAAACAATCCCTTGTGGTACCCCGCTGCATCTGACATTTGGTTATCTTTATCCAAGAACTTCTTGACAAAATTATTAATGTCGCTTTGGGTTTCCTTAATAGTAGGAGCGTCTTTAACTTTAAAACGGAATTTTTTGTCTCCAACTTGATAATCAAAACCTTTGAAATCATCGTTAAAAACACTTTCCGTTTTCTTTAAAAACGTTTGTGTTTGTTTTTCAGCTAATTGAGTTGCTGCTTCGTTTTCTTTTGTATAGCGATTGAAAAAGTCTACCGCTTTCTTTTGTTCAGGAGCCAACCTTGAGCCGCCTTTAATTTCCTGATAATATTTATCTTTTAATCCAGTAAGGTGGTTTTTAGCTTTTGCTAATTCCTCTCTTCTGGCTAGTTTTTTTCTTCGTATATCTCTTTCTTCGTCTAAGTCTTCATCATAAAGAAAGTTATCTTCCATCATAAAGTCTATATCCTCCTCGTCCAAATGAGGCTTTGTATTAGCGTAGTACTCTCTTAATAACTGAGACTCATCTAAGTCTTCGTAGTTTTTATTAAGCTTAACATAATCTTCAAGAGTTCCGCTGGTTTCATTCATAAAGTCTACAACTTTTTGAATATTTTCAGGTAACTCAACACCAGTTTCTTTTTGCTCTTCTATAGCCTCGGCTATATTGCCTTGCAAATTATCCGCTTGTTCTTGTACTTCTTCTTCTGTTATTTCCTCAAGAACGGATTGCTCTTCATTTTGAACGGGCTCCCGTACTTCTTGAACCACTTCCTCGCTGTTGCTTTCGTTTTCGGGTTGCTCGACAGAAACATCGCTTGCATTTGCTTCTTGTTCTGGAATGGCATCTTCTTTGGGTTTGTTTAGTTCTCCTAAATTGACTTTAATAATGCCGTCATCAAGCGACACTGGGCTTTCAACGACATTTTCAACTACCTCTTCAGGTACATTTTGGTTTTCTGTTTGTTCTGACATGATAAAATATTATATGATTGTTATTACTATTATTACCTAGGATCGAACGCACCTAAGCCAAAACCTTGGCCCATTACGTCATTTCCTGCGGATTCAAAGTTTTTAGGCGGTAGATCGTTCTTTCTTTGGGCGATCATTTCGCTTTGTTGAGTACCTTGTATCCTAGTTCTTTGATCTTTACGATCTTCTACTTCTTTTTCTTTAGATTTAGCTCCCTCTACTTCTATACCTTTTAATTGCATATTGTATTGGAATTCTAACGCCATTAATTCTTTCTTAGCATTAACCTCGATGCTTATTCTTTTTTCTTCTATACCTGCTTTAAGTTGCTCCAATTGCGCCTTAGTCTGGAACATAGCTTGATCTTTATCCACTTCTGCTTGGGCCGCCACTTGCTGCGCCTGCGCGTTAGCTTGAGCTTGTGCTTGTATATTAGCTTGCTGTTCTGCCTGTAATCTTTCTTGTCTTTTCTTTTGTTTAACCTTAAGCAGTTGGTTGGCTAGCTTAAGATTTTTTACCTCACGAATATCTATAGCGTCGGAAAGATCTATGCTACCCTGTTGCAATGCAACTTGAATATTGTTTTCTAATGTAGCTTTTTCTTCTTCGTCAGGCATTAATTCTAGCATTATGCCAAAGTCGTGCATATACAAGTCTGACATTTCCTCAAGAATACCTACATTAAATTTACCTATTTTGGTTATAAACGCTTCTTTAGCTGGGTGATACTCTATTATATCTGATATTCTTAAAGATAAGCACTCGCAAAGTTCTCTTGTCAAATATAAACCTGAATCTAATATATGCCTTGTTGCAGTGTTTGAATTTGCTGCTGCTAATTTTTGCACCCCTACTAATGCTCTAGAGTCTGGCGTAGACCCGTCTCTCGCCTCGTTTAGTCCGGTTACATCCCTTATCATTTGCAGATAATAGTTGTAAGTTGCAATTAATGTTTGTAGTTTTTGTCCTCCGCCTCCGGTTGGCACTTCTTGTATAGGCACTTTACCGGGATTCATATCGCCTTCCTGTGTAAATGATCTACCTATTATAGAACCTGTTTGAAAAAACATATTTAATGCTTCTTGCGGATTGTAGTTTGTTCCATTACCTAGGTCTACTTCATTGATACCATCAGCATCAAGATATACTCCGTCAGGTATCATTCTTTGAAGCACCTGTTGTAATTTCAAGTGAGTCAATTGTACCATATCGGCAAACCCTGTACATTTACTTACTAATGATTCTATTTACCCTTTTACAT